TGGGTATCATGCAGACATCGTGGTAAAGGCCTATGCGCAGGAATACCACGGCCAGAACCGCCTGCATGTGGATGACGCGCAGTATACCGTCATCCGCACATACCTTACCGGCGACTTTATCGAGCTGCACTGCCAGCAGAAGGGAGCGGACGAGGATGGCTAATCCCCCGAGCGGCATGAAAATCACCAAAAACGGCGTGGTCTATAAGTCTAATGTGGAGCGCGTTAAGTATACCATCCGGGAACTTAGCCGAGCTGCGCTTCGTGATGTGGGTAAGTACGTTGTCCGTCAGACTCGCGTGGCTTCTCTAGCCAGACCGCATATGGGAAGAAAAACTGTCCGATATCGATTTTACGGCAAAGGGGGAGCGTTTTCCTACTGGGTACGCAAGCGAGAAACTGACCTTTTGGTGGGCATCAAGCATGATACCTGGTATGGTGCTTTGCAGGAACTGGGCGAAAAAAATCAGCCTCAGAAAAGCATTCTGACCAATGCAGTACAAAAAAATATCGACGAGATCAGGCGCATTGAGGGCCACTATCTCTCTGCCATAGAGGACGAAAACCGAGCGCTGGGTCTTATCGATGAGGAGGAGATGGTGCCAGATGACAGCGAGCGGTGACCTTCTGATAGAGCGCTTCAAAAAAGCTATCTGCCAGAAACTCAAAGAAGTGTCTGGCATCAATGAAGTTTTCTACGAGCACAGCCGGATGGCGGGGTATCCCCGCGTCCGGTATATTGCCACCGTGTGGACATCGGACAGCGCCCTGAAAGGGACGCTGTCCTGCACAGTGGCCGACAACAAAGAATCGTCCACTGAAGTGGACAGAATCGCCAACACCCTCTTGCGTGAGCTGGAGGGCTTTTCTTTTTGTGCGGATGACTTGATGTATTATCTGCACTCTGGCCGCGTCTCTCCACTGGAAGAGGCGGACAAAACGGTTCGCCAGCGGCTTGTCACTCTCGAATTTTACGCTATGGGAGGATAAAAAATGTTCAATCAGAAAAGGATCACGGGTCAGACCTCGGAGACCAAAGAAAACCTTCTTTTGGGTGCCGGTGTCTTTGCGAAAGATTATGTGGTCGGCACCGATACGCTGGAAAGCATAAAGACTGACAAAAAGCTGCTGGGCGCGACGAACGGCGGCGGCACCTTTACGGCCACCAAAAACGGCCACTATCTCCAGATCGACGGGATGCCCGAAAATACGAAAGGTAACTATATCCTGGATTCCTGGGCAACCCAGTTGCAGATCACCCTGCAGGAGACGACCGTGGAAAGCCTGAAGATGGCACTGACGGCGGCCAAGACCGACACGACCACCACAACGAACTACACCACCATCATCCCCAAAAACGGGATGGAGGATGAGGACTACATTGACAGTGTGTCCTTCATTGGTCGCCTGAGCGGAAGCAACGACCCCATCGTGATCACGATTTTCAACGCCATCAATACCGCCGATCTGAGCCTGAACCCGCAGGACGGGAAAGAGGGAACGATCCAGCTGACTCTTACCGGACACTATACGGCAGACGATCCGGAAAGCCCGCCTTTCAAGATCTTCTATCCGAAGAAAGCTGAAGTGTAAGGACGGGAGAAAAAACAATGCGTAAGTTGAACGGCGGAGATGTCTTTGTGGCGTTGCGTGCTCTGCGCGCCGTGGACCTGAAAGATACCGTGGAAGCCTTTTCCGGCAAGGTCCAGAAGGCAAAAACCAAAGAAGAAAAGGGCGAAGCAAACACGGCACTTTTTGAAGCTATCATCAAAAATGCTACCGACGAAAAGACGGAGGATCTGATCTTCACTTTTTTGGCGGGCCCCTTTGAGAAAGAGAATGCCGAAGCTGTCCGAGCCATGGATCTGGACGAGCTGGGCGAGTGTCTGGAAAAGCTGGGGGAGGAAAATGATCTCAAGCTTTTTTTTGGACGTGTAAAGCGTATGATCCGGCCCAGATCATAGACGCTTTTTTGCACCGGTACGGCGGCAACGTCTCTTTTTTGAAGGACTGGACGTGGGAAGAGGCCGTGAGCTTTATCCCCAAAATGCTGGAATACTCAAACGACGATATGCTGCTGCTGCGCTGGTTTATCAGCTATGAGGCTGCCTACCCGACTTTTGCAGGCTTCAAAAAAGCTTTGCAGGAATCGGCCCAGGCCCCGGCAAAGAGCCGGGCGGCAATCGAGGCTGACGTGGCGGAGTTGATGCAGATGGACTGGAGGGAAGCGAGTGGCGAGCGGAACTGAGATTTTCCGGCTTTTTGGCTCTATTTTTATTGACAGCTCTCAGGCAGAGGAAAGCCTGGGCAAGACGGATGATAAGGCCAAAGAGGTGCAGGACACCCTTGCCGGAACCGTAAAAAAGGCCGCTTCCTGGGCTGCTGGAACAGCTGCAGCCATTACAGCGGCTACGGTCGCTGTTTTTAAGGTGGCTGACAGTGTGGCGGCAGTCGGCGATGAAATCGACAAGCAGAGCCAAAAGCTTGGAATCAGCGCACAAGCCTATCAGGAGTGGGATGCCATTCTCGGCCACTGTGGTGCATCCATGGATAGCCTGAAAGCTGGAATGAAAACCCTGTCGAAAGCTATCGCTGACGGTTCTGCCGACCAGGTGGCAGCTTTTCAGGCTGTGGGTCTAAGCCTGGACGAAGTCCAGCAGATGTCCACAGAGGACGTGTTTGCTGCTGTTATCACCGGCCTGCAGGGGATGGAAGAGGGAGCAGAGCGCACCAATATCGCCACCACCTTGCTGGGCCGTTCTGCGCAGGAGTTGGGCCCTTTGCTAAATACATCGGCTGAGGCTACCGAGGAAATGCGCCAGACCGTCAATGACCTGGGCGGCGTGATGAGTGATGAGGCTGTGGCTGCATCCGCACAGTTCAAGGACGCACTGCAAGACCTGGAAACGGCAGCGGGGTGGTTTAAGCGCGAGCTTGTGGCCAACATCTTGCCCTATGTCACCGCTGGTATGCAGGGCCTGACTAACGCCATGATGCAGGCCAAAAACTGGGTAGTGACGCTCAAAGAAAATTTTGTCAGTTTCGGCTCTTCTGTGGTGACCTCGCTGGATAAGGCAAGCTATGCTCTAAACAAATTCTTAAAAAAGGATTCTGTATCCGGCTATAACTCGTATGATGAGTACGCTTCTGCCCAGACATCCCAGAAAAACCGGAACCGTCGGCGGCAGGAGGCTCTGGCCGGAGTCGGTATTAGCACCGCCAGCTGGACGGAGCGGCAGGAAGCCGCCAAAGCTGCTGCACAAGTCGAGCAGCCGACGGTCTCAACAAGCTCTTCTTCGTCTGGTTCCACAAAAAGCTCCGGAAAAAGCTCTACCACTGCCAAAAAAACCGCACAGGTCATCGATGCTCTGACTGAGAAAAGCGAAAGCGTTGCCGATGGTATCACCACGGCCATCCAGACTGTCCGCGAGAAGTACGATGACGGCACCGAGCATATCACCAAGACAGTGACGGAATCCGGCACTAAAATCGTGGATGGAGTGGCCAAGAATTACAAGACCATTACCAAGTATGTGGATGGCGTTCAGAAAAAGGTCGAAAAAACCGTTGAGGAGATCGACCGGAGCGTGAGCGCCATCCAGTCCAAAATCGATAAAAATTTGAGCACTGCAAAAAGTGAGTGGTCAAACGGCATTTTGGGCACGTTCCAGAGCGTCCTGACCGACCTCAAAAACGGCAGCTGGGACAGCCTGGCCATGGACTTTGTAAAGCTCATCTGGGGCGAGGTATCGCAGGATCAGCGGGAGCTTATCTCCAAGTGGGCGGCGGATGCGCTGGGTGTCATCAATGACGCGTACAGCGGGGGCGGCGTAAAAGCGGCCTTTGCTACCATCAAATCACTCTTTACGGACGGCATCGCTGCCAGCGCGACAGAAGCGGGGACGGCGGTGCAAAGCTTTGGCTCTATCCTGTCCAGCTTGAGCGCATCCGGTGGGGCAGGTGCCCAGCTGGCCAACGTCGCCAGCGGGGTGTCTAACATGGCTACCTCTATCATGGGCAGTTTGGGCAATATCGTTTCGCTTGTGGCATCCAACCCTGTGTTGGCTGCTATCCTGGGCGTGGCTGCTGTGGCGGGCGGTATCGGTCTGGCCGCATGGCTGGGCAGTAAAAACGGCGAAAAGGAAAGCACTGACAACAAGAGCATGACGCTTTCCTACAAGGACATTCAGGACGCTTACTGGTATGGAAATATGCGCTCCATGGCGGGGTACGATTTCCGCACCGATGGCTATGCCTTTGGGGAAAGCCCGGCCAGTAGCCGCTTGACGGCCTATCAGCAGAAAATGCAGACTTCTCTGGATGCACTGTATAACGTCGTCCAGCAGTATCTACCTCAGGCAGGCAATCAGGTCATCAAGCTGGATGATGGAACGCTGGTGGGCGCTCTGGCGCCTTCTATTGATGCACAGCTGGGCCATCTGGCCACGCTGGCAGAAAGGGGAAATTAAAATTTGTACAAAATTTTTGCATATCCCTTTGGCAACCCCAACGACAAGCGCCTGATCTACGCTCCCAATAACCGCAATGCCCTTGTGCTGTCTCCCAAGCTGACCCGAGAGGTCAGCAAGGGCGGCAGCCTTTCTTTTACCATGACGCGCGACCATGAGCAGTATGAGAGCCTGCAAAAGATGTCCACCTGCATCACCGTTGAACAGGACGATAAAGAGATCTGGCGCGGGCGTGTCTTGAGCCATGAGGCAGACTGGTACAACCGCAGGGTCATCTACTGCGAGGGCGCTTTGTCTTACTTCAATGACAGCGCAATCACCCCTTTTAACTACGAGGGAAAGCTGGCGCAGTTTTTGCAGCACCTCATCGATGCCCACAACCAGCAGTGCGGCAACATGAAAATGAAACGCTTCGAGCTGGGCACTGTCACCGCGGCACTGGGTGATCTTGTTGTGCACTATGGAGACCGGGACAGCTACGGTGTGGGCGAAGACTACGGCAGTACCTGGGACATCATCGACAAGATGGTGCTCAAGGTGTACGGCGGATATGCCTACTGTACCTACAACCCCGCCACGGGTAATAACGTCTTAAATTATTGCGATCAGTCTTTCGAGGCCGACCGTTTGGTCAACCAAACCATTGAGTATGGCGTAAACCTGCTGGATTTCACTGAGAAGACCGATACCAACAGTCTTTTTACCCGTGTGTATCCCATGGGAAGCAAGCACACGGTCGAGGAGACAAAGTGGAAGTGGAAATTTCTGTGGTGGGGTGAAAAGTACACAGAAAGCCATGAAGAGCGCTATGGCATTTCTGGAACGGACGCGGCGACCGTCAATAAGTATCTGCCAAAAGGGTATTCGTACCGACTGGACAGCAGTGACGGCGACTGCGGATGGATCCAGAATGATGCAGCGGCCCAGAAGTTTGGCATCGTGTCAGCCCTGGGCGAGTATGACACCGACAGCGACAACGACACCTTTGCTGCAGGCGTGCAGGATCTTCAGAAAAACAGCTTGATGGTGACGAGCTACACCGTCAAGGCTGTGGATCTGCGAGATGCGGGCTATGACAAGGACAGGCTGACTTTTGCTGGCTATGCCCACATTATCAGCAAGCCCCACAGCATCGATGTCATCATGCTGTGCACAAAGCTGGTGGAACCGCTGGATCAGCCGGACAAAAAGGAGTATACCTTCGGCATGACCCGGCAGACTTTGACCGACCGACAAGTGGCCAACCTGGGCCGCACCAACCTGCTGGATGAGGATACGGCATCCGCTGAAAAATATCAGCAGAGCACCCTTAACCAGCTTTTCAAGTACCAGAAGTCTAACGACAAAAGAGTGGACGAGGTGGACAAAAAAGCTGGTGAAGCAGCCAAAACGGCCACAAATTTTCTGGAGTTTACCCCGGAAAACGGCCTTATCGTCCGGCATGACCAGCTGCCCAACAAAAAGGTGCAGATCACCAACGACGGCATAAAAGTGCTTTCCGGCTCCAGCATGGTCAACATCAAGTCGGATAGCATTTCCATTACTGACGGCAACGGCAGCTGTACCATCGACTCCGGAAAGATCACCTTCTACGGCATCCGAAACGCCCGTATCTGGGACTTTGGGGACAACAGCTCTTTTGGAGCGCAGACAATCCCGCTGGACCTGGCCGATTTTTCTGCTGTGTATCTGACCTATACCAGCAAGAAAGGTTCCACATGGTGGGCCAGCGGCGGCACTGCCGGATGTGTGACCATGGTCATCCCGGTCAATGGCGTGGAATACGCCATGACTTACCCGTGGAACACCACTCACATGCGGACGGTGCGGGTCAACTCAGGGGGCATCACTTTCGGACCCGGTCGTGAGCGCACATCGAACTATGTCACGGGCAACAACTACACTCCGGTAGTCACGCCAGTGACTTTCAAAATTGATTTGGAAAGTCCAGGCTCTGACGGCTGGGTGCAAAACGACTCGCTCTGTATGCCCCGGGAGCTGTATGGTTTTATGTGAGGAGAAAAAATGAAAGTACCTGGCTGTAAATTTATGTGCAAGGTGTGCTCCGATGGCCGCATTTACAGTGGCGGATGGGGCGTTGAAGAAGTGATCCCGAACCCTCTCCCAGACAACTGCATGGTCTTCGATGAGTTCCCGGAGGACTGGGAGGATGGCGGCTCGCACTATGTGTGGGACGGAGAAAAGTTGGTATACAGCCCTCTGACCCCGGAGCAGTTGGCCGTGATCCAGAGCGGAGGTGAGCTCAAATGCTGATGGGTGCACAGATCGGAAGTGTCCATACCCTCAAAGACCTTGGCCTTTATCTGAAGGTGGGCAGCCCTATGATATCCGGTGCAGAGCCAGAGACGATGCTTGTCAATGTCCCGGGCTCTGACTTTATCCTAGACCTGTCCAGGGCTTTGGATGGGGAAGTGCACTACAAGCAGCGCACCATCAAGCTGGAGCTTATCTGTAAGTCTCCGAAAAAGCAGTGGATGACCATCCAAAGTGCGCTGGAAAACGCTTTGCAGGGCCGGTGGCTCCGGTGTGTCTTTGATGAGGACAGTGCATGGTACTGGCTGGGCCTCTGGCGTGTGGATGTCAGTGATCGCCAGCGCAACGACATGACCTTTACCATCGAGGGCACCTGCAACCCCTACAAGCGCAACATCACGGCGGATGCGGGCGCAGACTGGCTGTGGGATACTTTTGACTTTGAAACCGATGTTATCTACGACACACCGACAGGAGTGATAAGCCTATGACAAAAACTTTTCCGGAAGTCATTTCTGGAATCCGCACAGCCAAAAAAGGTGTGGAAGTCCGGGAAGATATCGCCCAGATGGGCGAGTACGTGGAGCAGTTCGCTGCCACAGCCACCCAGAAAGCAGAAGCGGCTGCGGCCAGCGAAAAAAAGGCATCCGATGCTGTGGCAAACATCGACCAGCAGAAAGCGGACTCTGTGGCCGCTGTCCAGCAAGCCCAGACTACGGCCACCACGGCCATCACCCAGACAAAAGACGCTGCACTGACTGACATCGGCAATGCTAAGACCGGCGCTTTGCAGGAGGTGGCAAATTCTACTACTACAGCTATAGCTGCCGCATCCGCAGCAGTCGGTTCTGCATCGGATGCAAACGCAAGCAAAGAAGCTGCTGCCGCCGCTGCCGCTGCCGCTGCCGACAGCGCTTCTGCTGCATCCGCCTCCGAAACCAATTCCTCTGCCAGTGCATCTGCCGCTGCAACCAGCGAAGTCAATGCAAAAAAATACTCGGAAGAGGCCGGGGCCAAAGCAAATACCGACAAGACCCTGAGCATCGAAAACGCCCCCGCCGACGCAAAGGCCACAGGTGACGCACTGGCGGGCAAAGCAGACTCCGTCGATCCGCGTGATCTTTCTATTCCGATCACTGGGTGGCAGACGGACACAGAAGTTGCAGAGTACCCGCATTACATCGACATTACAGCGGATGTTACGTCCACGACTGTGGTATCTGTCAGCATCGACCCTGCAAGCGCAGACGTAGCCGGTAAAGCTATGCTTGTAAACCCCGAAACTCGAACCGGAGCTATCCGTATCCGTGCACACAACATTCCGACTGCGGAAATTTCCGCACGGTGGTATCCCATCAAGTATGGTGGTCAGTTCTATGGTGACGGCTCCATCTATTCCAACTTCCTGCTTGCGGCACATCCTGTAGGCAGTATCTATCAGACCATTAGCCCGGAAAACCCGGCTGTGACATTTGGCGGCGGCACATGGGAACGAATTGAGGGCAGATTTATCATGGGCGCTTCCGATACCTACCCGGCAGGGAGTACGGGAGGTAGCGAGACGCACTACCACGATTACAAGATTAAATTTTCGTGGAACAATGGTGCGGTTGTCGGATATCATCAATCTGCGATCTCTCTGTACAATTATCAAACAGGATCATATTATATAAGCGATGGCGACAACGATAAAGACGGAGAAGGATATACGCTCGTCAATACAGCCGCAAGCAATGCTTCCGATGAAAGACGATCTCCAAACTATGTTACTCATGGCTCGACCTCTTCTTCTAATACGCTCAACCCATACTACTCCGTGTACATCTGGCGCAGAGTGGCATAACTGAAAGGAGACATCGATGGCACTAGGAGAACTCAAAAACGGCATTGGCCCTGATGCCTATGCTATCTATCAGCAAGTCCTTGCGGCGGTAGTCGAGCGAGACCACCCCGTGGGCAGTCTGTACATCAGCGAAAACGCAACCAGCCCTGCCGAGCTGTACGGCGGCACATGGGAGCGCATTGAGGATTGCACTATCTGGGGCGCAAGCGACACGCACCCAGCCGGTACAACGGTAGAGGCGGGACTGCCAAACATTACGGGCACGTTTGCTGCTGCACTTCGAGACGGCTTTACAAGCGAGTCAAAAAAGAGAATAACGGGAGCTTTCTACGAAAACGGTACAACTACCGGAGAAGATGGCTATAATAGCATTTCGACAGACGTTGGAATTCCTTCCGGTTATGCGCCATTCGGATTTGATGCCTCCCGTTCCAACCCCATCTACGGCACATCCACCACCGTCCAACCCCCGGCATACTGCCTATACCTATGGCGAAGAGTGGCATAACCGAAAGGAGCACACATGAAAATCATCGACAGCAACGGCAACCCCATCGAATCCCCCGACCTGACGAAAGGCTACCTCAAGCAGGAGACCCAGACCATCCACCACGATGCTGTGGCGGGCGTGGAAGAGGTCAGCCACTACGAGACCGAAACCTTGCCGGACGGAACCCCTGCAATCTACTATGACGCAGATGGTCGCGAAAAAGGCCGTGATGTCCGCAAGGTGGTGGACGTGCCCGGCGTGGAAGCAAAAGACGCTTGGGACGAAGAAGAGCAGGTGCAGGTGTACCACTTGTACACTGCTGAGGAGCTGGCCGAACAGGCTGAAGCCAAGAAAAAGGCAGAAGAAGCCGCTGCCGCTGAAGCGAAGAAAAAGGCAGAGCTGGAAGCCGTGCCGGGGCGTATAGACGCTCTGGAAGCGGCAAACAACGATATGATCCTGATGATGGCTGATTTGATTGGAGGTTAAAACTATGAAGACTTTGAACGCATTAAAGCTCCGCATCATGGTGCGGGCATTCCGCATCCGGCTGACTGCTGGCGAGACCTTCGAAGATATCGCCGCCGACTACCCGGCCCTGACCACCGACGACCTGGAAGCCATCAAAGAAGCCCTCGGGCAGTAAGGAAGCGTGGAATGAAAGCATTTTTCGATTTTATCTCCAAGCTTCTGGCGGCCCTCTCTCACGCTGCCGGTGACAGCGCCGACAAGGAAAAGCCTGCCCCTGCACCGGACGTGCCCACTGTGGACACCGTGACCGGGTGGGCAGGTGAGCCGCCTTACCGGTACATTGACGTGAGCCGTTGGCAGGGCACTATCGACTGGGCACAGGTGGCAGCGGCGGGCTACAAGGGGGCCATGCTCAAGACCGTGAGCACTAACCGCAAGCTCTCCAAGCGGTCGGACAGCCTGTACATTGACCCTGCCTTTGAGACCAACTACCGCAACGCCAAAGCGGCCGGGCTGGACGTGGGTGTCTACTACTACACCTACGCCACCAGCGAAGCAATGGCCGATGCAGAGCTTTCCCTTGTGCGGCAGGCTGTCTACGGCAAGGAGCTTACCATGCCCCTCGCGGTGGACGTTGAGGAAAACAAGCTCAAACCCATGAGCACCCTCGACCTCACCAACCTCACCGCCTACGCGCTGGAACAGGTGGAGAAGATGGGCTTTTACGCCCAGCTGTACACCTACACCCACTACTCCAACATGGAGCTGGACATGGGCCGTCTGGCAAACCGCTGGGACGTCTGGCTGTCCGATACAACCGGGCGCACTCCCGCCGTCGGCTACCACTACAACGCTCACCAGCACACCAGCGAGGGTCGCGTGCCGGGCATCTCCGGAAACGTTGACCTCAATGTGACAGAGATCAACTACCCCCGTATCATCCGCAAGAAGGGTCTGACCCGTCTCCGGGAGGGCAAATGACCGAAAAAGAAGCTTTACTGTGGGTGCTGGGCATCCTGGGCAGCCTGTGCGCTGCGGCCATCACCATCGACAAGGTGCTGGAAATCATCCACAAGTACATCAAGAAAGCGCAGGAGCCGGACAACGTGCAAAACAAGCGGCTGGATGAGATGGACAAGCGCATCGGAACCTTAGAGCAGGGCCAGCTCCAACACACGCAGGCCCTTGCCCGAGATCTGCGCCGCTTTGAAGAAATTGACGAGGTGAGCCGTCTGACCCTCGACGGGGTGCGCAACCTTCTGGATGCGCAGCTGTCCGGCAACAATCGCGAGGGAATGCAGAAGAGCCGCACCGACATCGACAACTATCTTTTGAAAGGAGTTACAAATCATGGAAGCGATTCATAATCTTTTAACCGCACTTCCCACCCCTGTGGCCTTCGTGCTCGTGCTGGGTGGCTTTATCTTTTACGCCCTGGGCTGCATCCGGCTGGGCTACGGCGCGGCTGTCAAGGGCACTGTGCTTGACCTGATCGAGCAGGCAGAGCACGAGATTCAGGGCACCAAGAGAGGAGCAGAGCGCAAGGCGTGGTGCGTCAAGATGCTCCGCGCCGCCCTGAGTACCAGCAAATACGGCAGGCTCATCAGCTGGGCCATCACCGATGAAACCATCGGCACGGTGATTCAGTTTTTCTTTGACCGCATGAAGGCGGCGCTGGAAAAGGATTAAGGAGGATTATATGATTGTACCTATGTGTGGGATTATCGCTAGTTGCTCTTATGCGGCTAATGCTGCACGCAGACAAAGAGAGCGGGACGAAACTCCAAGAGAGTGTCGCGACAAAGGAATCACTTGCGCTAATTGTTGCAAAATCTGCGATAAGCGTGGTCAAGGAAACAAGGAGTAAGACTATGAGTAGCACTACGCACGCACGACATTGGTTAAAACAGGCCATTTTTACGAATGAGTTCAACTCTTCGAGCCTAAAAAGCTCAATTCGTCTCCATTTTGCCGTGCTTGGCAATATGGTGCGCAACGCCGGAGAACTGCCGCAGCCTTTTTGGCTCGGTGCTGCCTGTGGCGGCGGCTCGCATAGTCTTTCCGCCAGCGTTGCAAGGACTTGACCGACAGCAGATGACAGCCGCCATCAAAAACGCACCGCTTGGGAGGGTAGACCGTAAGATAGCCTTACTGCGGTACGTTGAGCGGCTCCCGCTGCCGGACATTGCAGCACAGACACATTACAGCCGGACGGCGGTAGGCTACCGGCTGAAAAGCATTAAAAAAATTTTTGAGTAAAGCAAACCCCCGGTGTTCCGTTTGGAGCATCGGGGGTTTGTCTATTTTTTCTCTTTTTTGAGCTCTTCGAGACGGCTTGCAAGTTCTTCCTCCCATCCCTCGTGTTCTTTTAAAAATGGGGCGTATATCAGCTCCTCAGCTGCTTTGCGGGCCGCGACAGCCTCCTCGATTGTCTCATAGGTTCCAAGGTACGTCTTGTGTCTTTTGAAGCAGATCACAGCGCGGTAACGATTTTTGTCTTTGAAAACGCCACTGTGCCCTGTGGTTGAGTTTTGATTGACTTTCCCGCTAAGACGCAACTTTACAGATACAAGGCTCGATCCGTCCACATCCGCTTCACGATGAATCGCGTCAGAGAAGGGCCTAACGTTATTGGTACACTTCTTACACTTTGAAATTTTTTTCACTTGAAACAGACGCATATCGGACTTTCTGCCGCAAACAGGGCACAATGCGGTACAAAAGAGGTCATTCCCTTTGACAGACGGATTTTTATAAACATCAATAATTTTCCATCCATTGATGACCTGGCCGATGTACTGCTCCTTTCTTTTTTTCAAAAATTCCTGACTGCGCTGTCCTGCCATGCGGCGATTTGCACAAGCCTGACAGCTTGTACTTTTTCCGTTTTTAAGAGACTGTATGTAGACATCTTTCACGGTGCCACACTCGCAGCGGCACTTTACATAGCCGCTCTTTTCGGATGCGCCTATCACGATCCAGCTCCCAAAAGTATGACCCGTCAAGTCTTTTGCTGCCATGCCGGCAATCACCTCTCAAATCAGCCCATAGTGCTCGGCCAGCAGGAAGCGGACGTATGCCGGGCAGTCTCGGGTGCCTGCACACCAGTTCTGCACCGTGCGCAGCGGGATACCTGTCCGCTTTGCAAAAGCGGTCTGAGACAGGCCAGTGCGGGCTACCAGCTCACGCATAGACAAGTGCGCCAAATCCCAGATGGAGGACAGCTTTTTCTTCTCAGCATCCAGATCAAGGCAGCTGTCAGCATCGTCTGGTACGCTCAGAGTGATGTTGTTGACAAAGATTTCCTTCGGCTGCTCTGCGGCCATTGAAAAAAGCTCTGCTTTGGTATACATGATTGACTTCCTTTCTTTCGTGTGATAGGATAGTTGCACACCTCCGTGTGAGGTGTCTTTCACAAAATCCCCCGTTCGGTGTGGCAAGCATCGGGCGGGGGATTTTTTATTTAGTAGATCTCAACGCCCAGCTTTTCGGCGGCGGCTTCAACGACTTTTTCAAACGAGGGGCCGTGATTCGGGTCGTTCCAGTCGTAGTCGCCAGCGGATGCAGCTTCCCACTCTTCTTCCATGTCAGCTGCCTTGCACAGCTCGGCGCACAGCTCGTAATCCCAGACATCGGACTTGCGGATGTCAGCGGCGATTTCAATAGCGTTTCTCATAATTTTGTACCTCCATGTTGTGTGTTTGTGTCTTTCACTGTCTTTATTATACACCCAATGAGTGTAAACGTCAAGCACTTTTTGAAAATATTATACTCATTGAGTGCAAATGATTGAGCGCCTACACAGTCCTGTGCCGTGTGGGCGCTTTTCTTTTTGTCCTTCGTTGTACGTTCGTTGACTCTCTCGGCGGTTTAAAAAGGTACACTTGGCGCAAAGGGAGGGAAGCTCAATGTTCAAGTATGACCCTTATACCGGAAAGCCGATTCCTCAGCGGCTTGGCTATGGATGGGGATGGGAATCTCAAGAGCCATTCCAGCAGACCGCACAGCAAACCCCACAGGAGCCTAAAACACCGTGGACAATGGTTCCCAGCCTGGCAGATGTGGACAAGGTAAGTGTACAGCCAGGTGAAACGAAGTGGATCATGGTACAGTCTGACCCGATCTTTGCGGTAAAGACAGCCAACGCAATGGGATATGCCCCGGCGGAATATTACCGGTTTGAGCAGATAGACCCGGCGGGGCTGACTGCTCCTGTATCAGTACCGGCAGTACCACAGCTGACACGGGAAGATGTGGAAAAAATCGTGGAAGATAAGGCGGCGGTGCTATTTTCTCAATACAGCGCTTCGCTTGCCCCGCAAGCTTCCTCTTCAACATCTGTAAAGTCTAAGAAGGAGGCCGCACAATGAGCAACCCTTTGATGAACCGTTTTGGCGCACAGCAGACCCGGCAGATGGGGCAGAGTGGCGGGTTGATGGCCCGCCTGCCCGGCGCAATAAAACAGGCATCTAAAATGATGGCCGTCATCAATGCGGCACAAAACCCGCAGGCAGCTCTTATGGACTACTGCAAAAAGTCCGGTGCATTCAACGGATACGCCGACTCACAGGATCCCGAAAGCATGACCAGATGGCTATGCGAAAAGAACGGAATTCCTGTTAATGACATTCTTAATATGGTTCAGGGCCCCGGTGCACAGGGACTCGGGAATACACTCACAAAATTTTTGAAAGGTGGCTAAACTATGGCTATGGACGATTCTATGGGCTTTGGCGGCGGCGGCATCTGGATTTTCGGTTTGCTGGTTCTGCTGGCCCTTCTGTTTGGCGGTAATGGCAACGGCCTGTTCGGTGGAAACCGCGGCCCGATGTTTCCGCCCAACGTTGCGACCTCTGGTGACGTTCAGCGCGCAACCGATTTTGCAGCACTGGAACGCCAGAACAACGAGGGCGTGGCCGCAACCCGTCAGGGGGTCTATGATGTGGCAGCAGCTGTGAAGGACGGCAACTACAACATCCTCGGCGAACTGCGGGATCTGGAAAGTGCCTCCAACGCTGGTTTTGCTCAGCAGCAGGTCTGTTGCTGCGAGACCAACCGCAACATTGACTCTGTCCGCTACGATATGAGCAACTTTGCGGCTGCAATCAAGGAAAACCAGACGGCAGGCATCCAGAAGGTGCTGGATCAGCTGGCTACCAACCGTTACGGCGATCTGGAGCGGGCTTATAACCAGCAGAGCATGCAGTTTGCTATTCAGCAGGCTGTCTGCGGTATTCCCAAATCTTCCCCGTATGCCTACCAGCTGGCACCCGCGTGGGGCCCGGTTCCCGGTCCTTTCTGCGGCTGCAATAACGGCTGCGGCAGCGTCTAACACATACGCCCTTTTGGCGAGGATTGGCGGGGCGGCAAAGGCTGCTCCGCCTTTTGTATAAGGAAGGAGATTTTTATGTCTAAATCCGCAATATATACCGCCAACACCTCGGCTCAGACCGTGGCGGTAAACGATATTATCCCTGTCGGCACCACTTCCCGGCGGTTTGGCTGTAACATCCGGCAGGACGGCAACACCATCACCCTGCTGGGTCAGGGCTACTACCATGTGACCGTGTCCGCTACACTGGCTCCCACGGCTGCGGGCACTGTGACCCTGACCGGCCAGAAAAACGGCGTGGCTGTCATCGGCGCTACCGCTTCTCAGGCTGTGGCCACTGCGGCTGCACCGACCAATCTGGCATTGACTTTCCTGGTGCGCAATGCGTGCAGTTGCGAAAGCTCTATCCTGAGCTTCCTGCTGACCGGTACTGCTGCCGTGGTGAACGATATGGCTGTGGCCGTGGAGAAGCTGTAAGGGGGTGCTCTTATGAGCCATCTGGTCAAGCTGCGCGAGCGGATGTGGAAAGAGCTGGATGATATCGCTGCAAAAGATACCTTTTGCGTGTGCGACCTCGAAAACTCCCACAAGCTGATAGAGAGCATCTGTGGTCTGGACACTCTTGCGCTTTCCGAGGGCACCGCCCACGTCAGTAAAGAAAAAGCCACGACCACTACCAGCACGGGACACCTGACTATGGATCAGGCAAAAAAATGGACGGCCTCCATGAAAAACGCCGATGGTACCATCGGCCCGCACTGGGCCTATGAGGGAGCCTTCCAGCTTATGACGCAGCGGAAAATCAGCTGCAACTCTATCGATTTTTGGGCTGCTCTGTGCATGATGTACAGCGACTACTGCGCCGTAGCAAGAGAGCACGGTGTGGATACACCGCCTTTTTATGCCGATATGGCAGCAGCTTTCCTCCACGACGATGATGCAGTAGATGACAAGCTTGTGGCCTACTGGGAGACCATCCCGGCAGATAAATAATGGTACTACCAACTTCTTACCAACTTTGAACCGTTAAAATACGTTAGTATCCGCGAGTATCTGTTGGTATTTGCAAGTGCAAAAGAAAAGAAAAATAGCGTAGAATCTTCAAAAACTAGATTCTACGCTATTTTTCATATGGTGCGAGGGAGGGGACTCGAACCCCATTTAATTCTCATAAAATCGATACTATTTCTAAAATTACCAATTATTTACCAACATTACCACTTGGGATTTTATCCTGCCCGTCGATATATGCGTTGAGCATGTCGGTGTATTTCATGTCCTCATCCTCACGCAGATGCTGATAAATGCGGCGGGTGGTAGAGATGTCTGCATGGCCCAAAAGCTTTTGCGCCACTTTGTCCGGCACTTGAGCATAAAAGAGGTTTGACGCATAAAGGTGCCGGAACTGGTGCGCCGTGACAAGCGCTTTCCATTTGTAGTATGTTCGGATTTTTCCGGGCTGGCCCTTGATTTTGGAGTGTTTCTCCTGCTTGACGGCCAGACCCAGGCCCCGGCAGTAAATCGCCCAGCGCCACTCGTACTGGGACTGGCTGAGGGGTTCTTTCTCTCCCGACAAGACATAGTCATCTGGATCGTGGCCTTTTGCAGCATCTTCCAGCATGGGCCGAAATTTGTTGAGGATGGGAATTGACCGGTAGGCCTTGAGTGTTTTCAACTCTTCTTTGTAAGGGTGATTTTTATCCCAGGGCATGGCTTGCTCTGGCGTGATCTTCCCGGCGGCAAAGTCAATGTCTTTCCAGCGCAGGCCGTTGGCCTCGCCCATGCGCATACCGGTATACTCGAAGAGCGCCGCCCAGAAACCACATCCCTCTGGGTGAGCTTCGATCAGCTGCCGCTGCTCTTTTGTGGGCTCCTGCCGCTCCGTTACCGGCATCTTTTTTGGGATCTGAGCGTTGCGCACCGGATTCCCAGTGCCGTGCATGTAGTTGCACCAATACTCAAAAACGCAACTGATGACCGACCGTGCGTTTATGGCCGTCTTTTTGGCTTTTCCTTCTGTGGCAAGAATGTCCAGATACTCCTTTACCTTTTGAGCGTCGATGTCCTCCATCAAGGCATCCCCGAAGTACTCGCTGGTGGGGCCCAGGTGCTTTTGATACGAGGTGATGGTACCGCGGCGCACCGGCTTTGTCGGCCCGGTGATGTAGTCACGGTAGGCCGCAACCGCCTGCCTGTAAGTTACCGTGTTGCTTTTACCTTTTTGTGGGTGTTCCTCTTCCCACTTTTTCAGGGCTTCTTTATACTTTCCCTCGGCTTCCGTCTTGCTGTGACCGTAAAAGGATTTCTTTTTTCCATCCGGCATGACCCGGCGGCACTGATACAGACCGTCTGGCCGGATTCCCTTTTTAGCCCTTGCCATCTTTATCTACCTCCAACTGTGCTGAGTAAACGTCACTACCGCGGCGGGCAGCTTCGGTACCGCACTGACTGGCTTGCTGTACAATCGGCATGACCGGCTGCGTCCCGTTTGGGTCTGGGTCTGTGTCTGTCGATTGCGCCATCTTATAATGCCCGATTATAGCGTTTACGATCGTCACACGGTCGCGCAGCGGAGTGTGCAAGTTGGCCAGCACCTCTGTCAGCACGCCCAGTGGATCAGAGCCGTGGTCGCCATAGTAGAGATACAGCCATCCATCGACCTCATAGCTGGACATATCGTCAACCAGCCCGTGTAAGATCTGCCGCTTTTCTTCTGCGCCGATGCCGTCTTCCAGGTACTCCAGCAGCCCGGGATGGACACAGGCATCGGTATAGCGTTTGGCCGGAACCCCGCACGACACGCACCAGCTGATGATATCTGCCAGTGAGGCAGGGGATGTTCCTTGCTCTTTGCCCGCAATGGTTGGACGACTTACGCCCATCCGCTTGGCAAGTTTTTCCTGACTGATACCGGCTTTGGATCGTGCCATCTCTAAAACCTTTGCCACTCTTTTTTCATATTCATTCATAATTCGACCCTCACTTTCCCATGTTTACCATTTTGAGCCAAAAGCTGTTATGGATTTTTTGCATTCCTCTATGATATAACAACGTTATAAAATCGTTGCAGGAGGTAAAAATGATGAACGTAAAACGATTTTCTTTCCCATTTATTCCGGACGATATGGAGATCATCGACGGGATGCCCGCATCAAAACCAAAAAGCCCGGCACAAGTCCGGGCTCCGTGGGAGGATTGAGCTATGGCAAATGATGTGATGCTTGAAAGCTATGCCCGGGACACCGCTCTCAAGCTTGTTTATCATCTCTCGAAAAACGGAGTAGCTTGCAAAGCTTATGATGAGCCTCTGCGCATCCTGCTCAGAGCCCGCCATGATCTGGCTGCCGGACTTGATCCGGCTGACTGGCTGGAGTGCGTCAACGGCGCTATCCGGGAAAAGACTGACCCGGCAGGTCAGGTGTCCACTCTGGACACCTTGGCCTCGGCACGCTGACGCTTGACCCATTCGGTCAAGGTGTCATATACATAGCGTGTGGCTTTGACATCTTCCAGCGCATCGTGAGCGTGGTACTTATACCCCAGCATTTTTGAAATAACGGAGAGCTTGACTGCCCGGCGGGTGGAGCCCTTCTGCACGTTGTAGTACTGTGCGGCCAGCTTCATGGGATCCTGTGCCCACTTGTACTGCTTGGGGTCGATATCATAGCCCTCTAAAAAGTCCTGCTCGAACTCCCGATTATATGCCACAATTTTTGTGGCCCGGGAAAGGATATCCTGCACATACACAGATATCTGCTCGAAGGTTGGGCAGAACGCCACGTCTTTTGGCCAGATGTCATTGATCTCGGCGGCTTCCTGCCAGTCCGTCACCGTTCCCGGCCTGCACTTTTGATTGATAAGGACGTTCCCTTTGTCGTCGATGATGGCGACCTGCAAAATGTCGTCCTCAGTGCTGACCAGGCCGGTGGTCTCAAAGTCCAGCACAACATACTTGTAGTGTGCGCCAGCGGCCTGCCGCTCTTCCTGTTGGGTCTTGAGCTCTGCAATGTAGTCCTCGGGATACTTTCCATCGGTGGGTACATCCAGCGTCTCTGTCCACCGCGGGTCGGGCTCTTTTTCCGGCTCTTTGGGTGCAGCGGGCACTGGATCAGCGGCCTTTACAGGCGCAGAGCTCTCTTTTGCAGGCTTCGATTTCTTTGCCATAACGATGACAAAGACAATGACGGCGGCAATGGCCAAAATCCACATGGTATCCTCCTTATCTGTTCAGGGCTTGTGCACGGACTTCGGGGGTGGCCGCTTTCAGCAGGTCGTAAAGGTTTATCATGTCGGTCACGGCCTGCCGGTCTTCAGCTGTCCAGGTATAGTCGAAAGTTTTTCCGCCATCCGCGAATCTTACGATCACTTTTTCCTGGGCCAGCATATCCCGGAGCCATCCGACCATCTCGTCGTCCAAGTCAAAGCTCGAAGTCGCCATATAAGACTTCGTGTCTTTGATGTAAGCACTGTCTGTATAGTCCGGATCGCACTCGAAAGAGTATTTGGTGTCTCCGGCACGGATGACTACGGTGTCCAAGTCCATGGGTTGGCTGCCGAAGTATGTAAAATCGATGTTGAAGTATACGTCGGATTCCCCGTCGATGATAAACATCCACGGAGACGTGTTACAAACCGCCTTTTTTCCGGCCTTTTCCTGAAAAGGACTGTTGAAGTCCCAAATCCTGTCAACTTCATCAAAGCTGACCTTGACCTTTTCGGCAGCGGCCCTGATTGCGGCTATCTGCTCATCCGCGGCGTTACACTCTTCCAGCTGCGTCAAAGAGGACGGCCCGGCGGGGTTGACTGCCAGAGCGGGCATTGCCGCACCAGCAGCCATTGACAAGATGCACAAAGAAGCAATTGCAATTTTGCCACACTTAACAAGCTTCATGCTGTTTTCCTCAATTCTATTGATTTTTTCTCTTGATGGTTGTAATATACAGGCGAGAGATACAACTGAAAGGTGTGTTAAAGATGTCAGATAAAGAGTTTTTAGTCTTACTGCGTGAGCACCCAGAACTCTGGGGGCTCGTTCTGCGTACCTTACAGGATGCAGAACAGGGCGCTGCCTGACATCTTACTTTTTGGCGCTGTTCAATACGGCCAGCGCTGCCGCCTGCGCGGCTGCACGTGCTTCTGGTGTTGCGTCTTGATACGCCTTTTCCACATCCGGCCAATCTAAACCGAGCTTGCCTTCACCGGCAGGCTCTTTTTTTGTGCCCATCAATTCCTCAACGGAAATGCCGAAGTAATCTGCAATTTTTTGCCGGTTTTTCACTTGAGGCAAAGCACCGTTTTTCCAGCTTGTCACAGCAGAGCGGTTAAATCCCAACTCCTCAGAGACGACAGAAGGTGATTTTGATATTTTTTCACAAGAAGCTACAAAATTATCCCAGAACAAAATTAACACCTCCTTTTTGTGCAATCCAACAAAATCAAACAATTTCCAATTTCACTCTTGCTTGTTGGATTGAATTGGATTATAATACAAGCGTACTCCAGAGAACCTTGTCCGACGCTCAGAGTACCATTGGTACAGATTTTTGAGTGAACCTCCAAAAAGGCTTTGCTTAACAGCTCTCAGAAATCTACTGCGCATACTGGCCGCCATGGGTCAGGAATTCTTCTTCACAAAACAAGCGGTGGAATGTTCGTTTTGTGAAAGCGCCCCATTTTGACCGTGGGACGCGCATCATTGCCAAGTGAAAGCCATCTGTAAAGTATTCGTGCAAGCTTATTTTACAACGTTTTCATCTGCTTGGCAATGTTTTTAACCCCAAAATTTGAAAGATGTTGCAAGCGAGGTGTTAAGAATGGCCGCTACAACCTGGAGTCCTGAATGGAAGGCCGAGGTGGTCAAGCAAAAATCACTCCGAAACTGGAATTACACCCAGCTGGCCAGGGCGGCCGGTCTGGGCGTAGGGCAGGTACAGAAGTATGTATGCGGGAAGTACCCCAACGATAACCCCCGGGTACCGATCGAGAAGGCTTTAGGGATGAGGTAAACAGATGAAAGCAGGGCCGTTTATTTTTGTGTGCATCGTTTGCTTTGTGGCGGGCGGATGTTTGAGCACGCTGATCGTGATCTGCTCGTTCAGACCCAGCAGAAATGTGCTCATGGGATGGATCATCTATCTGGCCGTGTGCTTTGCACTGGCTTACAGTATTGGAGGTGCGCTTCTCTTATGAGTGGATTTGCGTTTATTCTGGCAGACTTGATGACTGCTTTGGGCCGGGATGCTTACCACGCCCAGGTGACGGAGCTTTTCTTCATAATTTTTGTCACGGCTCCCATTGTGGCGGGTGCACCTCTTCTGCTGGCCCAGTGGGACAGGTATAAGAGGGAAGACAATGCCCGGCGGCGCGCTGCCCAGCGGCGGCGGATGGAAAGGACGGTGCGGTGATGGGCGGACATGAAAGCGACCGGCTGCACTATATCAGAACCTGCGAGATGTGCGGCGCTGTGATGCAGAACGTTGCACCCAATAAAAGGCTCTGCCCAGAGTGTGTAAAGCAAAACCAGCACCAGCATGACCAAAAAAAGGCGCTGGACACCGCACCGTTACACCGTGAAGCGTATGCCCGGCGGGAAGGGCCCAAAAAGGTGCTGGCTGCAAGCGATAGCATAGGCGCGGTGTGTGCCCGGGCCATTGCAGCTGGCCGCACCTATGGCCAGCAGGTGGAGTTTGAACGGAGACAGAAGGAGCTGAAAGACCGTGGCGAAATCAACAAGAAATGAAGCGTGGCACGAAAGCTATAAAGCTATTTTCGACCGTGTTGGCTGCATCCGGCTGACGCTGGAGCAAGTCAGCGTCTGTATGGGTGTTCCTGCCCGGTATGTGCGCAAGCGCTACCCGGACGGCTGGGCCAATATGGCCGGGGAAGAGGGTAAGGGCCGGGGGAACACCATCCGGCTGGACGCTCTTCTTGATCAGGAGTTTGGGACGTACTGAAGGAGGACTTACATCATGGATGAAATCAGCAGCGTGGTGTATACACAGGACCCCATCACACAGGAATCGGTGGCCCAGATGGTCAAAGACAGCGTGGATCGCGGCGAACCCAACCGGGAACTGAGCACGGCAGGGAAGTATCTTTTGCTTGCTGCAATGAATCTCTGCACGGAGACCGTCCGGAACTTTTCCGGCTATCTGGAGCACGCCCAGAGTGACGAGGCGGAGTATTGGGTGCTGGACGCGAAGCGAACCATGAGCCAGACCCATCGCGTGCTGGATGTTTTGGCTGAGATCGAGGGGCTGGACATGCCCTGACAAGATCCACCACTGGCGGCAGGTGGTAAAACAAGAGCCGCTGCCAGCGCGAAAGCGTATTTTTACACAGAGAGGATGATACCATGGCGAATCAGAAGAGCCCCGGCGGGCGCACGCCGCGCACGCCCAGGAAGCCCGCAGAGGGCGTTTGTGCCCCGGCTGTTACTTTTCCTATTGATGGGCCAAAACCTCGGCAGACAGCCCCAGAGGAGTGCACTGTGCGCTATCTGGACGTTTCGGCGGATGCAGTACGCATCCGCGTGCTGCCAATGGAGGTGGCTGTCCGGCGCATTTTGAATGAAACTTTCGGCTCCCCGGGCTGGAGTGACCGCTACTACTACGCAGGCGGCCAGCTGAGGTGTCAGGTTGGCGTATACTCCCCGGCTACCGGCGAGTACGTCCACAAGGACGCTGGGCCGCTTGCCATCCCTTCACCAAATCCTGCCCAGATGCAGGAGACCACCAGCTTTTTGAGAGCTGCGGCCATGGTGGGTGCCGGTGAGGATGTGATGGATCTCAAGCCCATCACGCTCAAGGCTGCACAGGTACAGCTTGTGCAGGGAGCAGACGGAAAATACAGACCTGTTGGCAGGCTGGTCGTTGACCGGTTTGCCCGGGATGAGCGGGGCGCTATCACGATGGTGCAGTTTGCTTTGCCGGATGGGAAGAAAATCCTATGGCCAGACAAGGTGTGATCGGAAGGCTGCCGGTGACTTACGACCCGGCCCGGCGGCGCTTTACAGTGGAAAATTCAGCGGAATTTGTTGAAAAGCAGATTTTTCAAAAGCTGGGTGATCTGGCTCACGAAAAGCCGCTGCGTCTTGTGGTCACTTTTGAGCAGGAACGGAAAGGCCGCACGCTCAATCAGAACCGGATGATGTGGGCGCTGCTCACCATCATGGCGGATGCCTACAACGCGGGCCGTGCCGGTGGCGTGAGCCCCGAGGACTGCTACTTTTCCATGCTGGAAGAGTACGGCCTAGAATACGACTTTCTGGAGCTGCCTGTGGCGGCGCTGCCCATCCTGCGCAATGCGTACCGGCTGGTGCATGTCGTGGAGCTGCTGGATGATGACCGGTGCACAGTAAAAGCGTCTATGGGTTCCAGCAGCTTTACCACCGCTCAGATGGCGGCTTTTATCGACGGAATTTTTGACCGGCTGGCCGAAATGGGGGTCAACGATCCCAACGTCACGGCCTACTGGCAGCAGTGGCAGGAGGTACCAAAGCATGGCCGCTAGTATCATGCAGTCCCGGCGGGAGTGTTACGTCTGCCGGATGAAATACAATGTGGTCACGGTGGCCGGGCTGGAAGAGCATCATGTCTTGAATGGTCCGCTGCGTCCCGTGGCAGAGCAATACGGCCTGAAGGTCTGGCTGTGCCACCGGCACCACAACGAACCGGGATACAGCGTCCACTTTGACCACCACTTGCGCCTGTACCTCAAAAAACAGGCACAGCGGGATTTTGAGAGCGTATATGACCACCGCACATGGATGCAGGTGGTTGGAAAGGACTATCTGAAATGCTCAACGTAGTAGCAATCATGGGACGGCTTGTGGCTGATCCTGAGCTTCGTACCACCCCGAACGGCAACAACGTGTGCAGCTTTCGCATTGCCTGCGACCGGAATTTTGCACAGCAGGGGCAGGAGCGGCAGGCTGATTTTGTCGATATCGTCGCATGGCGCGGGCAGGCTGAATTTGTTTCCAAGTATTTTCAGAAGGGCAGCATGGTGGCCATTACCGGTTCTTTGCAGTCCCGGAATTACAAGGATAAGAATGGCAACAACCGCACAGCGGTGGAGGTGCTGGCCGACCAGATCAATTTTGCCGGGCCGAAAAAGGCCCAGCAGGTGGATGACGGCGGTGAAGCACCTCCTAAGGATTATCGTGAGCCTGCCCCGGCCTACTCTCAGGGATCTGCCGACGACTTCGCGGTCATCAACGACAACGATGACCTGCCGTTTTAAGGGGGCTGGTGAGGAATGACAGAGAAAAAGAAGCGAAGTCAGTACATCGTTGTCATGGACTGGATGTATGACAATTTTGGTTTTAACTGCGCCGAGGCAAACGCGCTGGCTATCATCTACGGCTTTTCACAGGACGGAGAAAGTTGGTTCTGCGGCGGGTCTGCATACATTGCCGCACGGCTCCATATCTCCCAAAAATCTGCCAAAAATTATCTGGCAGATTTTGTAAAACGTGGAATTTTGGAGATGAAAAAAGAGATGGTCGGCAACGTCCCGCACAACGCATACCGGACAGTGCCGGACATCGAAAATCTTGTCCTTGTGGAGACCTCAGACCCGGGAAAAAATTTCCCTAGGGAAAAAATTTCCCCGGTGAAAAATTTTCCCTCAGACCCGGGAAAAAATTTCCCTCAGGGTAGGGAAAAATTTTCCCCCAGTAATAAATCTAGTAATAAATCTAGTAATAAATCTAGTAATAAAATCTATCTATCTGCTGCGCAGGGCGGATTGATGGATAACACACCCCGGCGGGAGGATGTGGAAACGGACTTCAGGGAAAGGCTCGAAATCGACACCCTGGAGCGGCGGTATGACCCGGAGATGCTGAGGGAGCTGCTGGAAAATATCACGACCATGTACACCTGTCCCAACCAGTGCATGATGGTCGGCGGTCAGCTCCAGAACACGGCAGCTATCCGGCGGCAGCTGGACAAGCTAACAAGCCAACACATCGAGTACATCATGGACAGCCTGTCAAATACCACTCAGCCGGTCAAAAACATCCAGGCGTATCTGCGCACGACCATCCTCAACGCACCCACCACCATGGAGCATTACTACCAGGCCAAAGGAAATGCCATCATAGCAAACCCGGCGGGCAGCAGTGCGAAATGGCCCAGTGGCACAAAAAGGCACTCGCTCATCAAGAGCAAGGCCTGAAAAAGAAAGGAATCCTCAATGAAAATGCAAAAAATCGCGATTATCAACCTCAAGGGCGGGGTCGGGAAATCCGTTACCGCCTGCAACCTGGCCTGCATCCTTGGCCAGATGCACCACCGGCGCGTTCTGGTAATGGATCTGGACAAGCAGGCCAACACATCCAAGTTTTTCAAAACGTTTGACCCGGGTATCTCTACCGTGGCCGATGTGATGATGAAAAGCATCACCCTGAGCGACATCATCCAGAAAACGGATTTTGAGTATGTGGATGTCGCACCCAGCAGCATGAGCATGATCAAGGCAAACCGCGAGGTGATGCTGGATGTGACCCGGCCACAGCACAACCGCCTGCGCAAAGCCCTGAACGGCATTGCCGATAAATACGACTACTGCATCCTGGACTGCCCGCCTGATATTGACATGGCCACCATCAACGCCCTTGTGGCGGCTGATTGGGTCATCGTGCCGGTGGATTGTGATGAGTGGGCCTTTGACGGCCTCTTCGAGATCATGGAGCAGGTGGATGCTGTTCGGGAAAATTACAATCCCGGCATCAAGGTCATGGGCATTCTGGCCACTAAGTACACCCGGGGTACCTACTCCGAAAAAGTCCTTGTCCAACTGGATCAGCTGGACAAGATGCACTATCCCGTGTTCCGCGCTGAAGATGGCAGCGTGCTGCGTATCGATTACAGCGTGAAGGTCAAGGAAGCAAAGACCGAGCACCTGCCGATTTACTGCTACCGTGTACCGGCCAGTACCGAGTATCGCCAGCTGGCAGATATCGTGGAGAAAATGGTGGAGGGTAAGAAAAATGGCTGAGGTAAGATTGATTGACGCAAATGACCTTTTGAAGCACCTGGAAGTGACTTCGATTACCACAGAATCGAAAAAAGAGACGATGCAATATTTTATTTCCGGCATTCGGCAGTGCTTGAACAAGCTTGTTATTCCAACGATTGAGAAAGCACCCACGATTGAGCCAGAAAAGGCATTTCCCGAATGGCGGAACCCAGAAACCGACCCGCCGAAGGTCGAAACCGAAGTTCTGGCTTTGTACCGGCGTGATGACTATCTGGGCATTACAACGGCGCACTACGAGGACGGCAATGTTTTCTCCGAGGACAGCGAATGGAATTGGGAAGATCTCTCTGATTGGGGAACATACGACGAGGAAAGGGACGACTACCGAATCCCGGAAGGCTGGTGGGAATACCGCCACTTCAACCCGGACGACGTTTACAACAACAAGATAGACTGCCCTGTGGTGGGTTGGATGCCTCTGCCGCCGAAGGAGGGTAAGAAATGAGCACTGGATTACTTGACTGCCTTTTGAACACCCAGAGCAAAACGGCCATCCCGGCGGGGCAAAAGATGCAGGTGGTTATGATCGACCGCGGGCAGCTGCACAGGAACCCGGATAACCGGATCTACATCATCGGGGATGTGTCCAGGCTGAAAGAAGATATCAGGGCAAACGGGATCCGGCAGCCGCTGGAAGTCGTGGAACTGCCTTTTGGCGGGTACAAACTTATAGGCGGTGAGCGGCGTTTGACAGCCTGCGAGGAGCTTGCAAAGGAAGGCGCGGAAGGCTTTGATATGCTGCCGTGCGTCATCCGGGAAAGCAAGGACGCGGACGATGATAAAATTGCTCTGATCACGGCCAACGCTACGGCCCGAGACCTGACTGATGGCGAACGTCTGGCCCAGTATGAAGCCTTGAAAGAAGTGCTGACCCGAAAAAAGAGCTTTGGCCAGCTGAAAGGCAAGGTCAGGGATGAACTTTGCCGCATCCTTGGCCTAAGCACCGGCGCGGCGGCTCGGCTGAATGCCATAGCGGAAAACTGTGACGAAAATGTAAAGCACCAGCTGAGAAACGGCGAGATTACATTGATGGGCGCATATCGATATGCACAGGCCGTCATTGCGGACAAGACTGCTGATATCAAAATGCCTGAAACGGTGCGGGAAAACCCAAAACTTTTTGAGCCAAAAGAGCAACCGCTGGAAACGTTACCGAAAGCTGCACCGGAGTTTCCTGAGTGGGTGCTGGAATCGGCAAAAGAGGTCTGCTCGATGGATTTTGTTAAGTCTGCTCCTGAATTCACGGGCGAAGCACTTGCAAAAGGCAAAGGCGATATGTGTGGCCGAAGCTTGAAAAAAGGATTTGTTGATTTTTACCGAGACAAGATACGCTTTTGGGGAATGGGAAAAGGTGAATACGTATTCACTTGGGCAAAGTTTGTAAGATTCTGCATTGAAAAAGGCATTGCGCCCCAAAAAGCAAAAAGTGAACCCCACAAGAATGTTTCGACTACTTGCGAAAATTCGGCTCCTGAACCTCGTGGACGGGCCACTCTGCTGGCTCTGGCAGAAAAGACACTGAACGAAAAAGGCGGCTGGATATTTGACCGTGACCTTTGGAAGTTTAAGTTGACTTTCTACCAGAAAGAACTCCCCGGCCGGGCGATGGTGTGGCGACTGGATGATACCCAGCGCGATGCTGTGGGCCTTGCCCCGGGTGAGCACACACGATATGCCATTATCTACAAGTCGGGCGATTTTTTCACCACCGGCTGGGAAAATTACACGGATGCAGTGGAAAGCCTGATAAGATATCTCGATTTGAAGTGACAGGAGAATAAAAAGATGAGCGTAAAAGGGTATAAAGTTTTTAATCCAGATTGGACGTGTAAGGGCAAGCAGTATACTTGCCCCGGCACGTTTGAAGAGGATGTAAACCCGTCTGTCTGCAATGTGGGTATGCACTTCTGTAAGAATGCCGCCGACTGTTTCCGTTATTACGATTTTGACCCGAACAATCACGTTGCTGAAGTGATCGCCCACGGTACGGTTGCAGAGGGCAAGGATAAGTGTGCAACAAACAAGCTGGAAATCGTGCGGGAAATTCCTTGGGCTGAAGTTCTTGAGATCGTGAACACGGGAAAGGCTTGCACTGGACGTTGCAACTCCGGCGACTGGAACTCCGGCAACCACAACTCCGGCGACTGGAACTCCGGCAACCACAACTCCGGCGACCACAACTCCGGCGACTGGAACTCCGGCAACCGCAACTCCGGCGACCGCAACTCCGGCGACTGGAACTCCGGCGACTGGAACTCCGGCGACTGGAACGCTACTTCTTTTTCCGGTGGCTGCTTTAACACTGAACAGCCCAAAATCTATATGTTCAACAAGCCTACTGACTGGACGCTTGAGCAGTGGTTTAACTGCCGTGCCCGGTATCTGCTGAACAAGATTGACGATTGCACGCTTGAATACGTCTGGCTTGACGACATGACCAATGAAGAAAAAGCCGAGCACCCGGAAGCAAAGACCACTGGCGGCTATCTGAAGGAACGCACCACGGCAGACAATGCCCGCAAGTGGTGGGCTGGTCTGGATGCTGCTGATCGCAATGAAATCCTAAGTCTGCCGAATTTTAATGCGGAAATTTTCAAGAAAATCACTGGAATTGATATTAACCAATAACGATGAGGTAAGGAGGCCCATGGATGAAACCGCGAGAGTTCAGACAGCTGCACGCTATCCCGTATGATATCGAAGCCCGCAAGCGGCGCATCAAGCGGCTGGAAGCGATGCAGGCCGATGGGCCACAACCGGCATCGGACGTGGTAAAATCTTCCCGGGGAGAGGGCAACGCCTGCATCATGGGTCACGCTACTGTGTCCGGCACGGATATTGCCTTTTCCCGGCGTGAAGATGAAATCCGGAGACTGAAAAAGCTCAATGCCGAAAAGGATGCTACATACATGGAAGGCCTGCACATCGTGGAGACCTGTGATGACGTGGTACTTCGCGGAATGCTGTCCAATGTGTGCATTGAAGGGAAAAAGCCGCAAGAGGTGGCCGTGGCCCTGACAGAGCAAGGTTATGACATCAATGCAGAAGCCATCAGGCGCAGAGTTGACCGGTGGATAGATCAAAACGTGCGGTGATGTCCGAAATGTCCGATTTGTCCGGATTGTCCGGAAATGGTCGTTTTGTCCTGAATGTCCGATTTTGATGTGATATCATCATAGTGCGGTTACAGGCTAAGGCACCTGAGCCGCTTCATTGAGGATTCCATCCCGGCGGGAAGCATAGCGTGTATTGGGAAAAGCACGCTCAATGGACACAAGCGCCGTCCGCTTCAAAATCCAGCGGCGCACACAGTAAAATCTTTTCCACGGCGGGTGTCCACTGTGGACACTTTTTGATATGCTGCCATAGCTTAGCGGAAGAGCACTTTGGCATAAGATGCAAAGCAACATTGGCGATACACACCGTCTATGGCCCTGCGCCTAGCCAGCCAGAAGTTAATGCGGTGCGGGCGTTGGTTCAAATCCAACTGGCAGCTCCACCGTGCAACCTTTGCAGGGAGCGCACGATAGCGGGGCATCTGGCCGCGAAAGTTCCAGATGCAGCGGCCCGACCGCAAACGGGCCGCTTATTTTATGCGCTTGTAGCTCAGAATGGAAGAGCAATGGATTTTTAATCCATGGGCCGCGAGTTCAAATCTCACCGGGCGCATCGAGGAATATGATATGGCAAAAGAGTTTGCACAAGGCTTTTACAAGAGCAAGGCATGGCAACGCTGCCGCGCTGCCTATGTGGCCAGTGTGGGCGGCTTGTGTGAGCGGTGCCTGCGTGACGGCATTGTGACGGCGGGCGAAATCGTCCACCACAAAATCCGTGTGACACCGGATACCATCAACGACCCGCAAGTGCTGCTGGACTGGGGTAACCTGGAACTTTTATGCCGTGAATGCCATCACAAAGTTCACGATGGAGAAATCCACAAGCCAGCTGACCGGACAAAGCGGCGTTTTTCTGTCGGAGAAGATGGGAAAATCACTGCCGAATGACCAGGGGTACCCCCCTGGTCAGCAAAAATGCACCTCCCCTGAAGACCGATGGGCAAGGGTTCATTTTTCCTCTCTTTGTTGCGTAGGTATTTTTTTGGAAAGGAGATGCAAGGAGTTGGCTAGAAAAAGCACGACTTACACGAAGCTGCTCAAGATGGCGCAGGATTACGGTGTAGATAAGAATGCACTGTTTTTGCAGGCCATTGAGCAGTACGACGTGCAGGCACGGGTGATCCAGAATATCAAGAAAGCTCTGGATGAAGAGGATGGAGATTTGACTACCTCGAAAGAGTATGTCAAGGGCCGGGTCAACATCTATGCAAATCCGCTTGTGAAAGAGCTGCCGAAACATGCAGACGCAGCCAACCGCACCCTGCAAACTATGCTCACCATCATCAAGGAGCTGGGGAAGCCGCCCACCCCGAAAGACAGATTGACGGAGATGCAGGAAGATGGATAATTACCTGCTGGCTTACTATCAGGCAATCGAGGACGGGACCATCGTCGTAGGGCGGTGGATCCGTCTTTTTTACAAATACATCATTGATGGACTGCAAAAGCAGTCCTTTTTCTTTGACCAAAAAAAGGCATCCAAAGCCATTCGATACATTGAAACCTTTTGCCACCACAGCGAAGGACGATCTGACACCATCAAGCTGGAGCTGTGGCAAAAGGCCTTTGTGTCAGTGGTCTTCGGGATTCTCGACAGTGCCGGAAACCGGCAGTTCCGAGAAGTGATTCTAGTGGTGGCGCGCAAAAACGGCAAAACGCTCTTTGCCAGCGCCATCATCTCCTACTGCACTTTTATGGATGGAGAGTATGGCGCAAAGACGTACTGCGTGGCTCCCAAGCTGGATCAGGCTGACCTGGTTTACCAGGCTTTCTGGCAAAGCGCCAGCAATGAGCCTGAGCTGGCTTGCCGCATCAAGCCGCGCAAGTCCGACCTGTATGTGGAGGCCACCAACTCCAGTATCAAAAAAATCGCCTTTAACGCCAAAAAAAGTGATGGCTTTAACCCTTCGCTGACCATATGTGATGAGATCGCATCCTGGCCCGGAGATCAGGGCTTGAAACAGTATGAGGTAATGAAATCTGCTTTGGGTGCCAGACGGCAGCCTATCATCCTGAGTATCAGCACAGCAGGATACATTAACGAGGGTATTTATGACGAGCTGGTCAAGAGAAGCACTCGTTTCTTGCTGGGCGATTCCAAAGAGGCAAGGCTGGCACCTTTCCTGTACATGATCGACGATGTTGCCAAGTGGAATGACATCAACGAGCTGCGCAAATCAAACCCCAATCTTGGCGTTTCAGTGTCGGTGGATTATCTGCTGGAAGAAATTGCCGTGGCCGAAGGAAGTCTTTCAAAAAAGGCTGAGTTTATCACAAAGTACTGCAATATCAAACAAAATAGCTCCCAAGCATGGCTACCTACGCAGGCCGTGGAGAAATGCAGCGGAGATGCACTGCAGCTGGAAGATTTCCGATCTACTTACTGTGTAGGCGGTATCGACCTTTCCCGTACCACAGACTTGACCGCCTGCTGTGTGGTCATCGAAAAGCAAAAACGGCTGCACGTTTTTGCTCATTTTTTTATGCCAAGCGAAAAGCTAGAGGAGGCAACCGCGCGGGATGGCTTGCCATACCCCATATATGTCCAGCGTGGACTTCTTACGCTGTCTGGCGGCAACTTCGTGGACTATCACGACTGCTTTGCATGGTTTGCGGAGCTTGTGGAAAAATACGAGATTTTGCCGCTAAAGGTCGGCTATGACCGGTACACGGCGCAGTATCTTGTACAGGACATGGATGCCTACGGATTTCAGATGGACGATGTCTATCAAGGTTTCAACCTGACCCCGGTCATCCGGGAAACCGAAGGGCTTATGAAAGACGGAGCTTTTGACATTGGTGATAACGACCTGTTAAAAGCACACCTACTGTCTATGGGCATGAAAATGGATATCGAAAGCGGGCGTATGCGTCCCATCAAGATCAGTGTCAACGAGCATATTGATGGCGGCGCTGCTCTGCTGGATGCTATGACTGTGCGCCAAAAATGGGCCGATGAAATCGGTGAACAGCTGAAAAATGAGGAGTGAGAGTGTGGGACTTTTTGAAGCGATTTTCGGAAAACCCAAGGTGCAGAGCGCTGGACAAAAATTCTGGGAGCTGCTGGACGGCTACACCCCGAGTTTTACCAGCTGGGGCGGTGAGCTGTACGAAAGTGAAATTGTCCGCGCGGCGGTGCACGCCACTGCCAACCACGCCAGCAAGCTGGATGTGAAGATCATCGGCAGCGCAAAACCTGAGCTCCAGACCCGGCTCAGGCAGGGTCCCAACTCCTGGCAGACCTGGGGCCAGTTTTTATATCGCCTGTCCACCATCCTGGATATGCAGAACACCGCTTTTGTGGTGCCGGTGCTGGAGGGTGTGGATGCAGACGGAAAAGACAAGGTCGTTGGCATCTTTCCGGTGCTGCCCAGCAACTGCGAGGTAAAACAGTATGCCGGGCAGCCTTTTTTGGTCTATACATTCCAAAACGGAAAGACAGCATCCGTCGAGATGAAAAAGTGTGCGATACTGACCAAATTTCAGTATAAAAACGACCTTTTCGGCGAAGATAACCGGGCACTGAACCCGACCATGGACTTAGTGAACATCCAGAATCAGGGCATCAAAGAAGCAGTCAAAAACTCTGCCTCTTTCCGCTTTATGGCCCGGCTTTCCAACTTCGCCAAGTCTGAGGACTTGAAAAAAGAGCGGGACAACTTCAGCAAGGAAAATTTACAAGGCGAGGGCGGCGGCATCCTGCTCTTTCCCAAGACCTATGATAACGTCCAGCAGCTCAAGAGCACGCCTTTCGTGGCCAGCACTGAGGAGATGGAGCGCATCCGTACCAGCGTTTTTGACTACTTCGGTGTCAATGAAGAGGTCATCCAAAACAAGGCATACGGTGATGCATGGAACGCTTTCTATGAAGGCCGCATCAAGCCGTTTTCGATCCAATTCAGCGACGCTGTCAGCAGGATGCTTTTCTCTGAAAACGAGCTTGCCCGGGGAGCAAAAATCATGGCCACGGCCAACCGTTTGCAGTACATGAGCAACACAGAAAAACTTAACGTCTCGCAGGGCATGGCAGACCGCGGCATAATGAACCGAGACGAGATCCGTGAAATCTGGAATCTTGACCCGCTGCCTGACGGCATGGGTCAGGCATATACCATCCGTGGTGAGTACTACCTCATCGGCCAGGATGGACAGGTGAAAAAAGGAGGGGAAGAGCCAACAAATGGAAAATGAGAAGCTTTTGAAAAAGCTGGACGGCGGGCGCGAGTACCGTGCCATGCAGCTGGAAGTCCGGGCGGATGACCAGGATGGCGGCGAAAGCAAAATGATCGTCGAGGGCTACGCCACGACCTTTAACCAGCAGTATCTGCTCTACGACGGCCAGCGGTACAAAATCTATGAGCAGGTAGACCCGCACGCTTTTGACAGCTGTGACATGACAGATGTCATCTTTCAGTATGATCACAACGGGCGTGTCTTTGCCAGAACAAAAAACGGCACACTGACCCTGGCAACGGATGCCACCGGACTGAAAGTGACCGCTGATCTGGGCGGAACCGAAATCGGTCGCCAGCTGTATGGCGAAATCAAAGGCGGGTACACCGACAAGATGAGCTTTGGCTTTATCGTTGGAGAAGATAAACGGGAATCCGTGGAAGACCACGAAACCGGAACATTGACCGTTTATCGTACCATCACAAAATTCAAGAAGCTGTTTGATGTGAGTGCCGTGAGCCTCCCGGCCAACGATGCCACATCTATCAGTGCCCGGAAATTTTCCGACGGAGTGATCGAGAAAATGGAAGCGGAGCGACTGGCCCGGGCAGATACCGTCACACGAATCAAAATCAAGCTTATGGGAGTGTAACTATGTCTAAGAAAATCGAAGAAATGACCGCTCAGGAGCTGGAGACCCGGCAGGCTGAAATCGTCAAGGAATGCGAGACCGCTGAAGGCGATGCCCTGAAGGAGCTGGAAGCTGAGGCTACCCGCATCTGCGAACGCAAGAAGCAGCTGGCCGCTGCTGAAAAGCGGCAGGCCATCCGTGAGATGGTCGCAAATGGCGCAGGTTCCCGGATGGAAAACCCTGCTGCCCACAACGAAAATGAGGAGCGCGCTCAGGCCTTTAAGGAGACCCGACGCGAAACCATCGGCACAGTCGAGACCCGTGCTGTGCTGGTGAGCGGTGGCACCCTGCTGACCCCCACCGGTGTTTCCGGCATCAACGACAGCGCAGATGTGCGCGTGTCGAGCATCATCGACATGGTGAAAGTCGTCAACTGTGAGGGCATGGGCAGCAACAAGATCGCCTATCTGAGCGCGGACGCTGACGAAGCCGACAATCAGACCGAGGGCAGTGCCGCTGCCGAAAAGGAGCCTACCTTCGCCACCATCACCATCACCCCGGAATCTGTGGCCACCCTGTCCTATATCAGCAAGCAGGCCAAGAAGCAGACCCCGCTGATGTACGAGGCCAAGGTGCGTGAGCAGGCCATGCTGAGCCTGCGCAAAAAGGCTGCTTCCGTTGTGACCAAGAAGCTCCAGGAGAGCGCCCTCAACTCCGCTGTGGACGGTGACGTGGTGAGCAAGAAGGGCGCTATCAATGCGGGCACCCTGCGCAAGATCGCTCTGGCGTACGGCGGCGATGAGGGAGTTGCTGGCGGTGCTGTGCTTTTCCTCAACAAAACTGACCTGATCGCTTTTGGCGACGTGCGCGGTGCCAATGAGAAAAAGCCTGTGTATGAGATCACCCCGGATACTGCAAACCCCAACACCGGCACCATCAAGGATGGCGGCCTGACCGTGCGCTACTGCCTGAACAAAAATCTGACCGCGCTGAACGGCACGGCCCAGACCACTGCCGCACAGAAAACGATGTTCTACGGCGTGCCTACCTGCATTGAGCTGGACCTTTTCAGCGCCTACGAGATCGCAGTCTCTGAGGACTTCCGCTTTGACAAGCTGCTGGATACCATCCGTGGTGACGTGGAGCTTGGCGCGGATGTCGTGGTCAAGAACGGCTTTGTGGCCGTACAGCTGCCCGCTTCGGCAGGCTGATCGGAGGAGTAAAGGATGCTGGAAAAGGTAAAGCAGGCGCTGCGTATCTCTACCAGCGTCTTTGACGATGAGCTTACCGGCCTTATCGAGGCGGCGCTGGATGACCTGGGCATTGCCGGGGTGACCGCGCGTGAAAATCAGGACAAGCCCCTGATCCAGCGGGCGGTCGTCACCTACTGCAAAGTGCATTTCGGAGAGCCTGACCAGTATGACCGGCTGAAGGCGGCGTATGATGAGCAAAAAGCCCAGCTTATGACCGCCTACGGCTACACGGATAAGGAGAGCATCGATGAAACGATACGCTGAGGTAACGCTGATCGGGGAGACCCTGGGGCGGGATGATAACGGCGACCAGGTGGCAACGCTGGCCGAGGAAACTGTCATCGGGACGCTGACCAGCGCCACGACCGCTGAATTTTACCAGGCAGCCAATGCTGGGTATCATGCAGACATCGTGGTAAAGGTCTATGCGCAGGAATACCACGGCCAGAAGCGCCTGCATGTGGATGACGTGCAGTATACCGTCATCCGCACATACCTTACCGGCGACTTTATCGAGCTGCACTGCCAGCAGAAGGGAGCGGACGAGGATGGCTAATCCCCCGAGCGGCATGAAAATGATTGCCGTTTATCGCTGCAGGGAGCGATGCCCATATCGCCCATCCCCCGCCAAACCGGCACACAGCCGCCCCCTCACCCGCGCGGGTTCGACTCCCCGGAGAGGTACGCCTCCTCCGCCTGCTGCTGGCCCCAGATGAGCATCCCCTTCGCGCTGCCCACGTCGCCCTTTTCCAGCAGGTGCAGCGCATCCGTCACCGCATTGAACAGAACCGTGTAGTATTTGGGCAAATTTTCCATTTTTAACTCCTTTCTTGCACAAAACCGGAAGCTATGATATTCTTACTATAACACAATTATTGCAAATTGCAATGCATTCCGTCATGCGCGTAAAGAAATACAATTTGCCATATAATATTATGGCGAGGTGTATGATGCGCGAATTCAGAATTCCGAAGCAGCCGATCTCGGCGACAAAATCCGTCCGCTTTCCTGTTGAGATGATCGACGAGGTTGAAGAGGCCATCCGCGGGCAGGACTGCACCTTCTCCGCCTTTGTGGTGAGTGCGGTGCGCTGGGCGCTGGATAACCTGAAAGAACAGGAAGAAGAGAAAAACAAAGGAGAACAGCC